GTCAAGCACTGGGACAACGACCCAGTCATCATCCGCTGCATTCCGCAGTTTCAGCTGGCCTGCTGTCGTGTCGTACCACCACTGATGCGGATAAGTCGTTGTACTCGTTGCAGGATCAGTCGCGCTGCTGTTGTTGCTGACGATCGCCGCCAACGCATTATTCAGATCGGCTCTGACGGCAGCGCCAGAGGCGTTAGCAATGACGTAGTCGGGGTGAGTGGCCATGCTTAAGTCTGTTCAGTGCCGTAGCCAACCGCTTGATACTGGAAATTACGGTCGATCGCAGTGTTGCTGCTGTCGTAGAACGTAATTGTGAACCCAGTCCGAGAGGTTGATGTCACTCCATAGTAGTCCCCTGAGGCAAGATTGAAAGCGGTGATGCCAAGACTTGGTTCTTGGTAGAAACCGTTTGCAAACGTCACTGTCTTCGCTCCAGTGCCTGATGCAATCACTGCGCTGCTCTCCGTGCGTGATTCAAGCTGCATCGTGTAGCCAAGCTCATCGACAAGCGGCGTCTGATCATTATGGTCGGTGGTGAGTTCAGCCTTGAACTGAAATTGCCTGCCGGTGTAAGTGCCAGACTCCATCGGTAGCCATTCGCCAAAATCGATGTCAGATTCCATTTGGATTTTGTCCGTTCCATCCTCCAGCAAAAAAAACTCGCCATTCTCAAGCAGCAGCTCTTCATCAGTCGTTGCTTGATTGCTGGTGCGGAAATAGATGTCAGTGCTGGTATCGTCTGGGAGATCGCCATCAAAATCTGACCAGCGATCAAGCAGCTCTGTGCGATCGTCAATCGTGTCTGCGGGATACAAACCACGAGTGGTTAGTTTGCGTGTAAATAGAACGCTAAACACACCGCCAAGATCTAAGACGTTGTTGAAGTAATACTGACCAGACGCCAACCGCGGCCCAACAAAGTCAAATGTTCCAAGAGCATCAAGATCGACGACATCGTCAAAGGTCGCTTCACCATCAAGCACTAGACCGTCGTAGTCGCTGTCGTAAAAAACACCAACCTTGTCACCTTGATACGGCGGTGAGTCTTGATCTTCACGGCGCACCTGAATGTTTAGCCGTGGTATTGGATTTGGCAAATCGATGACTGCACTTCCCGCTCCAGAACTGCGCCGGTTAAACTCATCCTGAAACTTGACTAGATACTCGCCCTCAATTAAAGGCAGCACCGCAAAATTTGTTTGCGCTTTTATTGTTCGCAGCAAGGTACTGTTAGACCATGTGCCTGTTCCGTCGGTCTGTGTAGCGTGTCGAATGATTACTAGAAATTTACTGGTATCGAGTCCGGTTGGTGGAATGTTCCATTTCAGAACTACTTGATCACCTTGAATCGCTTGAAGCGTAACGTCAGTGGGAGTCGGTACTGGCGGAACAACAACCGCTCCAGGTTTTTCAGGTTCTGGCTCTGGTGGTGGTATTGGCGCTGTGCCAACGCTTTGAACCCATGCAGATTTACGGTTGACCGGAGGTGCGCCAACTGATCGAACTTGAAAGGTAACTCTCTGATTTGGTTGTAAACCGTCAACTTCAAAAGATGTATCTGTTGTTTCGGCAGTTTTGTAGTTGCCGTTGGCAACTTTGTACCTAATTTCAAAACCAAAAGTCACGCCATTTAATCCACGGCTCCAAGAAGCAATCATCCTGGTGGTGACGGTTTGATTTGTTCTAATTTGTCGAAACTCAATTTTTAGGTCTAACGGCTTGGCGGGTGCATCGTTAAATAATGTAATATCATCAAACTCAAGAGGCGCTCCAGTGTCTGCTGTTGCATAGATGCTGTCGTTATGTTGGACGCCTGTTACTGCATACTGCCCATCACCGTTATCAGCAACCGATAGGCAGCGGAACTTCTGCAGTTTGACGTCTGAAGATGCAATCGACCAAATTGATTGCGTTAGCGGGGCAGAACTAAATGCAGGCGAAACGTTAATAACGGCACCGCTTGGCGTTCCGTTAATCGACCTCGTTTCAATTGTTCCATCGGCCAGCGTGCAGGTCAATGTGTGACCGCTTCCGCCAGGCAGTGAAATAGTTTGATCAGTGACGATTTGTGTTGTCGTTGCGCTTCTAACGCGACCAGCTAAGCGCACGCCTTGGCGCATCTCATCTGACACCGCAAATACTTGACCAGGCAAAACAACAGCACCTTGCAGTCCCGTGACAAACGTGACCACTTCGCCGTCAAGCTCTTCAGATGCCAACATCCACCGGCCAAGACGTTGCGCTTGGAACTTTGATGTCACACCAAAGCCAACGATCTCTTTGACCTGATAGCCATACTTTGAGATCAGCGCAGCATTTTCAACGACAACAAAATTTGACTTGTAGAAGTTTTCTGGATCGTTGTAGCGAACACGAATGCTGGTGCTGCGTGTTTTCAGTGATGTGCCTGAATAGTTGAACGCACCATCAATGACGTTGCTGTTGCTGTAGAGATGAACAGGCGAAACATCAGAACCGTTTAAATTGCCATGGTCTGCGGTTGCTTGGATCGTATTGGCTTTCCAATACAGCATCCCGCGAAATACACTGGCAAGATCCTGCAGGACATTGAACGCCTCTGCTTGTGATCCGATAACGGTGTTACATGCAAAGCGAGCTTCTTGGGTGCCGTCAGGATTAGTAACAAGCTGATTGGCGTATTGAGCCAGCGGGTAAAGATCCACCCAGCTAACGTTTGCGGCTTGAACGAAATCACCCGCTCCATAGCGCGGATGCGTGAGCATGTCGTACCAGCAACAGACAGGACAAGTCGTCCATGCAGTTTTCAAGCTGCCGTCAAAAGTGCCGTTAAAGCTCAGGCTTCCATCACTGCGGACACTTGCGTTTGACGGAATTTTTACAATACTGCCACGCAATTGATACGCACGGGTTGGCAAACTTCCAAACTGACGAGTCGATATAGACAAACCAGCAACTGCTGTGTATGGATAAGCAGTCCGAACGCTTTGAATTTCTGTCAGGCTCTGCCAAATGAGTTGATTGGCTCGTCCGTTTTGAAGAGATGTATTTTGAGGAACGTCTTGAAGATTGGCAAACTTGACTTCAAAATGATTCTCGCCTAGGTCAATTTTTTTGACAAGAATGTTCCAGGGGCCTGTGCCGGTTAGATCAATTTTTGGCGTTTGAAATTGGTAGCCATTCAAGGCAACGCCAGTGATTGTGCGATCGTACTTTTTGACGTAACTGGTGCCTGCGGCTTGAACCGAAACGGTAACGCGAATGCTGCCATTGAAAGGCTGGCCTTTTGCAAGCCCCTCTGCAGCAGTGCTAAACATTCTTGGGATGGAAAACAGCAGCTGAAACGAATCTGTCTCGCTGTCTGTGATTTGCCTAATAAGCTGTCCTGAGCCGTAGTCACGAGCTGTAACCTCGTTGTCAGCGTTTAATGTCTCCGAATAGTTTTCACCAATTTCAGTGTTAATGCTGGTTACGGTGGAAGCTGACGCACCAGCTTGGGGCAAGAAGTTCTGCGTTTTTCCGCCGACATTAAAGTCATAAGAAACGTCTTCGGCAGGAAAGTTGCGCGAGCTGCCTGTCTGAATCGGAGTCTCATCTAAAAAAACGCCTCGGTTGTTGTTCACGATGCCCTGAATTGGACCTTCGCAGAGCAGGTCGACGATCTTAATGACAGAAGTAGAGTTAAGCGCCATTTATCAAGTGGTGATAGGAGCAATCCAGTGATTGCTATTTTTCAACAACTGGTAACCGTTATGTCTAATTTTTAGGTTACAACTGCTATCGCAACGAAAATCAATAATTGTAACCTTGGTGAAAATTGAGTCTGGCCCAAGGTCTTCATCTACGGTTGGATACTGAATGTATTGCATCCAGCGATACGGTTGATTTTTCTTCAATAAACCTTGCACAGTTACTCTAAACTGGCCGACATCTGTATCGTTTGCGTTGGTAGCTCTAAGTGACAGCAAAACTTCAAAGGTGATAAACCCATCAACAAGTGTCGTACCAGGGCCGCTTACATAATCGAATAATCCGTCTGTAAGCTCAAATAAAATCATGTAATTTTGATGCTGTTTGTCGTCGTTGTAATCGACATCTTCTAGCCGCTTGGCATTGCCTTCTGACAGGGTTATTGTTTTTTGCCTGTTCGTGCTAAAAGACTTGATCGTGCTGTCGTTCCAGGGCCTAAACCTAAATCCAGAGGCGTAGGTCAGGCCGCTAATTTTTTCGCCGCCGACCGTGACGGTATCCGGTCCAGGCTCTTTAATCGCCGTCTTGAGTGGATCTGACTCATCAGTGACTTCGACTTTTGCAGAAAGCAAATGGCTGCCTGCAATTACTTCGCCGTAGACGACGGGAATCGTTGCACCAACGCCGACGGTGTTTGCAGCGCCTGTAAACATATATGACTGACGACCGTCCGAACCGCGCACAACAGATTGCGGACCATCAGTAGAACCAGACTCGCCACTACCCCGTATGCGACCACCACTAAGAGTTGGAAGGACAGGCTGCGGCGACAGCATTTGAGCAACGCCACCAAGAATCAAACTTGCGCCAATTGAGCCAATTGCGACTGACAATGAAGCAGCGGTTGCACCGGAAAAAATGCCAGCGCCTAACCCCAGAAATGCACCACTGGCTGGGCCGATAAGAATCGCAGCCGCAACCAAACCAACACCAGCCAAGATCTGAGTTGTGCCATCACCGCCACTGCCTGCAATAACAGGCGTCAAAATCAAATCATTGCTGCCAAGCGGCAGTTGCAGATCGTCATATCCAAGATCCGTTCCAGCCTGAATTAGGCGGTAGCCGACGCCATGCTCATGGGCGTGAACCAGCTCTTCTTGCAGCTTCGGCTTGTTAATGCACAGCAGCTTGATTGCGTCCGCAGGCGTCCGCAGGTCGTAGTAGGTGTGCTCGGTGCCGTACCGTTCACCCAGATCACCCAGCAGTCGGACGACCTGCTGCATAGCGGAACACTGCTGCAATCCTTTCGACATAGTACCGCCGCAGCGGTTCAATTGCACTTAGAGAGTTTTGCCGCTGGTGCAAAATCCGCTCATCAGGCAGCAAAATCGCCGCGTGCATTGGCGTTCGCGTACCAAGCTTCATGATCAGGATGTCACCGGGTGATCTACGTTCCAGGGCAACCTGTTTGAAGCCGATCGTTTCTGCGTTTTGCAGAAAAATACTGTCGCAAACTTCTAGCTCTTCAGGCCGTGCAAACTCAGGCAGCTCGATGCCCTGCAGCTTGTACCATTCACGCACCAGCGAAAAGCAATCGTTGACGCCATAATCCCACTGGCGGCCTAGCAAGGATTGATAGTTGACCATTGTTGATCTGGCATGGAATAAATGTGCCAAGGCAGTTTGGTCTGCTGGCACGCTGAGCGATCTGCTGGGCTGGCCGTTCCACCCATAGGGTGTGAGTGAACAATGGCTTCTATTTTTCCGGTCAATGCAGCGCGTGCATAGTCGACAGGATTTAAGACAAAGTCTTGCTCAGGATGATCAGCGATATTACGGCAAGGTATGTAACGACCTGCCACCACAACGCCACACGCTTCTCGTGGTAATTCTCTTGTGGCATGAGCCTCTGCCTCACATCTGAAGTCGGGCACCTGGAAAGCCTCCAAACGGTAGTTTGCCTGTCAAAAATCGTTTGGCGCAGCTTGTATAACGCTTAGCGCATTGATCGTTAGCCGCGCTGGTTGCTTGGTCGTTAAGGTCAAAATATCGTGTACCTCTGTACCCGCATTCAGCTCCGCGATATTTCCACGGACAATGTTCCAGCACTTGGCGTCGCGGTAGTGCAAGATTTGTAAAGTCTAGTTTAC